TCAAAATATTAAAAGACAGGCTGCTGGAATATTACAAGATACAGATTGGTATGTTGTAAGAAAAGCAGATGCAGGTACAGCAGTACCAAGTGCTATTACAACACACAGAGCAGCAGTAAGAACAAAAGCTGCTGAAATGGAAACTGCAATTACTAACGCAGCAGATACTCCAGCTTTGGAAACTTTATATACTTATACTACAACAGATGGTGTACAATCCAGACCATTGGGTGAGTTGCCAAGACTGGATAGTTAATGGCTATAATTTTACCAGCAAATACTTTATCAACAGGTGGTTATGAAGTAGCTAACTCTTGTAGGTTT